GGGTCAATTATAACTAGGTCATATGCAGATTTTGGATAAAACATTTTATTAGTTCTGTCTGATGATATTGAAATTTTTAATTTTCCTTCAGTCGGACTAATATGTATTCCATCTTGTTCTGTTAATGTAAAAGCTAATTTTTTACCGCCTTGGGTATCTCTAACTTGAAGTTTTGCTGTATGAAAATTTAATTGAATTGGGGTTTGGTCTTCATCAAGATACTGGACTTCAAACGTAAAAGTCGTATTTTGATCTACTTCGAAATTTTTTTGCGCTGCCACATTTACCCCTAAATTAGAAAAGCCCTTATGCCAATTTTAGCATAAGGGCTTTCCCAATTGACTATAATCTAGGCCTTGTTGGTAAATCCAAAACTCTTATCATTTGGATTTAATGCTTTTAGGATTACTGGTGCTACTGCTGCAATTCCGCCAAGTAATAAATCTTTAGGATTTGTATTACCTGTCATATATAGAGCTAGTGCTGCTGAAAGAAACGCTCTTCCGTAGCTTGCTAATGCTGCTAGGATCTGTTCTTGCATAGTTACCTTTCCATCTTTGTTTAAATCTGCTTTTGCAAATTTAGCCATTTTATTATCTCCTTGTTGGGCAATTTGCCCCTGGAATTTTCGGCCTTAGCCGAATACTATAATTCTACCACTATGCTGAAATATCTACAAGCTCGCAATTACCGTCTGAGCTACAAGCAAGCGTGGCATTTATGGAAGTACCATCTTCTGTCTCATAAAAAGACAAATCTTCCCAACGAATACTTTTAGGCATTTTTGCCGCTAAGTCCTCGTACTCTTTTTCTGAAATTTCTTGATATGGTGCCTGTTTATATGTATGCTCTGAATGAGGAAGGAATGATATACCAGACACTTCATCAAAGTTTTTGTAAACCCAGGCCCCTACTTCCATCCATTCGTCTTCTTTAACTGATACGGTAATGGAGGGCTTATGTTCACACCATGCACGTTGATATACCAGCCAAATATTTAAATGATCAATGGCTGTTAAATCATTTCTAACAATTGCACCCTCTGGCGCTTTAATTGGAAATGAGAATACGTATGTATCGTTTGGCTTCATAACATCATCTTCTACTGGAATTCCAACTTCCTTCAAAAATGTAGAGATTGGATCTCCCTTTGCTCCACGAACTGTACGAATGTAATATGGCGAATGCCAAGCATGCATTCCTGAAGATACCCCGACCAATTGAGATACTGTTCCTGACGGCTTTACGCATGTGATAGCGGCAGACTCAGGAATCCCAATTTTCCCAGCCTCATCTTTATTTTTTGCTCTTGCTAATTCTCTAAGCGTCATCAAAAAAGCTTCTAGTGAAACAAGGTCTTCTTTACCTGACATAAACTTGTGTCCAAATTGTCCAGTTAGAGAAACACCTAATAGTCGCTCTTCTTCTGTATTGTCTTTCCATATCTTGCGAAGATATTTAAAGTCTGTAAGAGTTGACTGCCACGTCCCAAGGATAGTTGCAAGTTCAACCTTACGTTCAATTTCTTTCTTTGTATCATTCTCACGTAGTACCACTTCTGAAAGGTTACAAAACTGATAAGGACGTAGGATAATCTCTGAGCACGGGTTAGTTCCATAGTGTATATCTGGATCTCTTCTTCCATACTTGGCTGCTTGGGCTTGAGCTGCGGCCACATTGTATATGCCTCGTTCTCCTGATTTTGAATCATATAGAGATTTCCATTCTGCAATAAATTGCTCCATCTCTGGCTTGCGTGAGTAAGCAACAGAGTTATTAGACAAAGCACGTTGCGTATTAGCTTCCCACCAGTTACCTGATTTAGCCTGTGCCATTTCAATATCGTTAATGTTAGAAAGAGAAATCATTGCTGATCGGCGAACTCCGCCTACAACAACCACCTCACCAATCTTGCACATAATATCGTGGCATTCAATTGGTTTAAGGTTTCTTCCTGTAGCGCTTTTAAATTTTGCAATTGTAAAATCAAATAGATTAACAAGTGGTTGTGGACCTGATGATCTTCCACCCATTGTTTTAAGTCTTGAACCTGCTGGTCTTACCTTAGAAACATCAATTGCTGGAATCTGTCCAGACCAAAGTAATGCTAGCAACTCACGGTATGCTTTAGCCCAACCTTGCTTAGAATCTTCTACTGTAATTACTGTGGTTGACTTCTCTAGTAACTCTGGGACGGCAGGAAGTTTATTAATGTACTTGTACTCAACAGAGAACCCAACGCCAGTGCCACACATGAGAATATACATCGTCTCGTCAAATGAACGTGGTGAATCAACTGGAAGAAAAGCACAATTGTATCCTGCTACATTATCTCTTTCTAGTGCTGGTCCTGAAGTCATTACTGATCTCATTGATGGCATTACATTTCGTTCAAATACAAACTCTTTTAATTCCGCAACTAGCTTTTCATTTGGAATATAATTATGGTTTACCTTTAAATGGTTAGTCATAAACTCAAAATATCTATCTACTGTTTCTCCCCATGTTTCTCTACGGCCTTCTGCCTCTACCCATTTTGCATATCTGGATAAAGCAATAAAGTTTTCATAAGGATTTTCAATAGTTTGTGACATTTATTATACGACCTGTTCTCCGCCTTGCGGTGTTAAATTTAAGTGAAGTCCTAGTGTATCAAACTTTTATTTAGCGGTCTATAGGTAAAAATATTTTTTATTATCTCATTATTTAAGATATTATTTTGGTTGACTAACTTGACATCTATTCATAATTAATGCTATTCTTAGAGTTCGTTATCTCTATAGGAGGAAATGCCAATGGAGAATATAAAACAACAGTTTAGCGATTTAGTTCGTGACTGGACAATAATAGCAGTAACAATGTTATTTTTGTTTGGAAACACTGCAAACGCTGTAACTGTAAAACCTTTAGTGAAAACTGAAGCCCAATTAAAGCAAGAAGTCTTAGACAAGTTCAGTAATGCAAGTTACAGTCCGTCTGAGATGCTTACAGATGAAGAGTTAAAACAATTACTTGAAACTGTAGGATTCGAAGGAACAGGCCTTAAGAAAGCTTGGTCAATAGCAAAGCGTGAATCTAATGGAAGACCGCTTGCATATAACGGGAATAAGAATACAGGAGATAGTTCTTACGGATTATTTCAAATAAATATGATTGGAAATCTTGGTCCTGAAAGACTTGAGAAATTTGATCTACAGAGTAACAAAGAGTTATTCGACCCAGTAACAAACGCAGAGATAACGTATCATATGACCAATGGCGGCAATGATTGGTCAAGCTGGAAGGGTATGACCCCAAAAGCTAAGGAATTTTTCTTAAAATTTCCGACAAAGTAAAGGAGATGGGATGAGGGTACAGTATGTATCAACCTACATCTCCATGTCAGAAGAAGGATTGGTTGAAAAGCTTTTATGCCCAGTAGACCAATCCATTCTTTTTTCAAATCAAAACCTTTTAGATGAGATATACTTATATTGCTTAGAGTGCGATTATAAAAAAGATTTAGGGTTGACAACTTATAAAAAAATTGTAGATGATGTAAATAAAAATGTGTAACGAAAAATGTATTTGTGGCAAAGAGTCAGAGCCAATGAAAGTTACTGACGCAATGGGTAGAGAAGTTTGGTGGGAAGATGCAGGAAGACCTTAATAAAAAATCTGATAGCCTGGAAGATAACCTTCCTATGGTTAATTATATTATGCTGCATAGAATATACGATATGCTTAGCTTAATAGCAAAAGGGTCTGTGGGTCAAGAAGAAGTAAGCAAGATGATTGAATATCACGAACAAGGATACCTATTAGGTCCTGCTCCTGCCTACACCCCAGAAGAAAATGATTGACTTTTAATTTTTTATATTTTATACTTAAATTTCAGGTTGAGTTATGCTCCCTGTAAAACCCTAGTCGGATCCGCCTCTGACTAGGGTTTTTTAATACTATATGCGTGATACAATTAGATAATATTACCAATGGAGGAATACATGTATTTTTACGATAGACCAGATTGTATAAAACTTTCAAGCTACACAGATGCTTATGGTACACCAAGCGGAATATTCTTGTTTAAAAATATAATCCCAGAAGATTTGATGTTAGATCTCGAAAAAGAGCTTGACGGTCAGGACTACAGGGATTCCTTTAAGTATGAAGGAACGCTTATTAGCTGGTACGCAAATAAGATGGCTCCAAGACCAAAAAGATTATTAGAATTTTGGGAATTTGTGAGCGAACTTCTTTATCCTCATTACGTAATTCACCCATCACAGTCAATTTTAAATGTAAGACCTGGGGATGGTGGAATGTTTACACATTCAGATAGCCCTGGAAAGGGTGCCTGCCACTTGCTTTCACAAGATGACAAATATGCAACATGCTGTGTTATCGATTACGGAGTAGTTGCATACTTTGGACATTTTACTGGCGGAGAAATATTTTACCCAGACATTAACCCAGATGGAACAATAAAGACTGACGATAATAGACAAAGAGGTCAGTATGAGTACCTACCAGAGCGTGGTGACATAATTATCCATAGCGCATTTGATCCTTATAGCCATGGAGTAAAAGAGGTTGAGTCTGGCGTAAGATATGCATTCTCAAACTTCTCTTTAAAAGCAGAAGATAATCCAGGAACATTTTATAATTACAAAACACCAGAATACTATGAGCAAATAGGTAATGGCACAGAAGATGAACTAAATAAATGGATGCAGCCTCTAAGAGAGAACCCACAATTTTCAAAAGATAGAATAATCGAGATGCAGCAGTCAGGCCTTGAAGGTAAAGAATTAGCATCTACCTTTATGTCCGAATTCAAAGAGCATTAAGATCATTTAGTGCGAAAGTGAAAAAATTGAAGTGCGGCGGTAGAAGAGACCATTTGGAGGATATGAATGCCTAGACATTTTAGTAAAATGATGCAAAGTCCATATTTTAATACACCTCATTATCAAAATGAATCCCATGAAGCTTTACTTGAAGCAAAGATAGAAAATAAAATTGCTTCTATATTAAACAAGATTATGTTTTGGCGTGGAAAGAAATAAAGAATACAGAGCATTCAGACACAATGATGCCATAAACTATCAAACATTTGATGATGCCTATCGTGTCGATACATCTCATCCAGTTTCGATAAAAGAAGATGGCAGAATTGGTCCAGGATATATAGACAATTCGGACATATACCCCAATTCAATAGGATTTCAGAATGCTACGTTACACGAGCTAAATGAAATCAATAATTTTTTGCGGGAAGAACCAGGAATCGGCTCATATAAATTCATAGACGTAGGATCTGGTAAGGGAAGGGTCATTCTATACAATATGGCTCAAAAGGCTCCCTATGGCTCTTACATTGGCATTGAGATAGATGCTAGATTGCATAGCATAGCTGAAAAGAACTTAATGACTACTAATATAGATCTGAATAAGGAAGTAGTTCTAGTCAACCAAGATATATTAGACTATTCTCTCTCATATGAGCCATGTGTGTACTTTTTATTCCACCCGTTTTCTAGTGAAGTATATGAGAAGTTTATAGAAAAGAATATTGAGATCATTAATAAAACTAATTCTTATATTGTGTTTGTTTCTCCACAAGAATATGATTTATCTAAAGTAGTTGACAAAAATATTGTATTTAGCTCGATATCAGTGTGTATATATAAATAGGAAATAAGATCCTAATAAGACCCATGAACATATGATTACAGTCTTATAGAAGTAAGAGTAGTTCTTCATTGTCTATATCCTCATTTAGGTCAAAATCAAAGATTTCTTCTTTTCCCGCCCAATTTAAAAATTTAGATAGCATAGCTCCAGAAAGAATTGCTGTCGCAATTAGAATTAATACTGCCCATATTTTTTTCATGTAACTCCTTGTAGGGATACTGGGATTTGAACCCAGAATCTATTGTATATAAGACAAGTGCTTTAACCAAATTAAGCTATATCCCCTTGGGACTAGCGTATTCGGTTTCTCGCCACTAATTTTTCAATGCAATTAGTGCAAAAGTTTTCAAGTATGCCTTTAGCATTAATACGCTCTACATACTTTGGGTTTTCGCAAAAGTCACATTTCATAGTATTAGTATACCATAATTCTAGTTGACTGCAATTTTAGTTCTGTATTCCCAATATCTATCATATGTTTGCTTAACAATGTCACTTGCTTCAACTGCAGGCTTTAATATTGATTTCTCTGGTGTCCCTATATATCTATTTCTTTTAGCTAACGGGTAATTTGGATCCGAAAGGTTTGAAACTAACTTTTCATCCACCCACTTATCTGTAATGCCAGATTCTACAATAGGTATATTAAACTTATCAGAAATCTTTTGAACTAGATCCATTGGATTATTTCTCATATTTTCGTATACGTAGATCAATACATTGTCCCGCTCAAAATCATCTAAAAAAACATTATATAACGTATTGTAATATTTTATTTTAGTTTTTAGTATATCAGGATCTGATATGTCAAATTCCCGTAGGTCTGGTGAATCTATACCTTGAAAATGTCTTTCTAAACCTGAGACTATTGCATAATATGGATCTCTAAGTATGAATACTTGGTCTCCGCCTTCTGCCAGCAAATGTGGTTGATGAGTTGTTTGAAACCATTTCCCAAAAGCTTTTTCTAAAATAGTACTACAGTATGTTGTTCCAGATCCTGGAGCTGAGTTTATTATTAAATCATTCATTGTTTTGTTCCCGTTCTATTTCCTTTTTGTATTCTAGATATTTGTAGTAAATTTTATGATCCTGTATTGGTTGGTAAGACCATACCTGGTTGTTTATAAGATTTCTTAAAGGAGTAGCGTCTTTGGGAATTCTTTTTTTTAATTGTGGATCTTGCTTCATTTTTTCAACAACATTGTTTTTAATATTTTTTAGATCTTTATCATTTAATTGCAAATTAAACTTTTTACAAATTTGATGTAAAAATATTTCTGGTGTTTCTGTTAAAAATTCAAATGTAGAAATAAATACGTTATTTTGTTTCTGTAGGGATTCAAGAAACTTCATATAATCGTCCATTCCTCTTTGAAACATTGGATACAAAACTCTTTCAGTATTGTATTTTATTTCATTCATAACTCTTGCATTTTGTTTATCATCTGGGGTTGTCAATGCTTTATTTAATTCAAGCTCTGCTGAAGAAGCTACGGCTGATTGTGGATTTCTTAATATTGACACGTTATAAGTATTTTTATTAAATGCATCATAGTTATGATGAACTGATTCATATCTTGAGTCTTTTATATATTCAGATATTAAAATTTCAGCAAAAGTATTTCCTGAACCTGGTGGTGATATTACATGAAAAATTTTTTGATTACTCATGATACTTTTCCAATAAACAGTTTAAATATTTTTTCCCAATATTCTCTTTTTAAAGAATCTTGTGGATGTGGAGCCCATGTTGCAGTATCTTCTGGAGTGAACTCAGATAAGCCAACTGCTTCTCTTATTTCTTCTTGAGATATTGGCATAAGCATATTATGATCTTTCGCATATTGATTTAATGTCTTTACAAATATTCCATTAATATCTTGTCTTTCCTGATATGTGTAGCTGGGTGATATGCCATCGTATTTTAAAAGCATCTCAGTGAATTGTGGAAGTGGTTCTATTAGCTGTATCGTAGACCCCTTGAAATATTCTGTAACACGATCTAAATACTCTATAACTGTCTGTTCTGTATTTTGATGTTTTGGTAGCCACTGTCTAATATCGACATATCCTAGCCATAGCATAACTATATCTGAATCTTTAAATTCGTTAAATGGCCTTACCCAATAATTTCTTGGCTTAACACAATAATCGCTACCACTTTCTATTCCGCTGGACTCTGCTTTTTCTTCTTCAAGTTTTTTTGGATCAAAACCCCATGCTGTCATACCAGCAACCCCCCAGACCTTAAAATCTACTGGGCAATCTTCTGGATTCCAATGCTCCCATATTCTGGTTGAGTGGCAATCTCCTATAAGGTTTACTGATCTCATACTTTATTGTATCATTATATGTATCACTTGATCTTAGGTCTTAGGTCTTATATATTTAATATTTATTATTTATTGATTTACTGACCCCCCGACCCCCCTAGAAAAATTATACTATTTCTATTTTCGTTGTCAAGCTTTTTCCATAAAGACCCATTGCATATCTAGGACCACCCTCAACTTTTCTAACACCATGCTCATAAACATCATTAAACCCTGGGTGAAATACTATAGATCCTCTTTTTGGAGTATAATCTATATTTAAATTGCTGTAGTATAGTTCTCCACCTTTAAAATTATCATTTAAGTATAAAGTAGCGGAAAGAAAATCATATTTTTCAAATTCTTCAGGTACATTATAGTGGTCTACATGTGGTTGCATTTTCTTGCCTTCTGGAATCCTCATAATTATTCCCATGCACCTCCAATCATATTGATAATCAGTAGCAACATCGGCCCTTCTTTTTATAAACCCATGATCTTTAAATTTGCTTGTATTATTAAAAAATAAATAGTTATCCCAGCCTTCGATTGTTCCCCACTCTGCATTTTCAATGTGATTATCGATAGCCAAAAGCTCTTCTTCGGACAAGAAATTATCTACTGCCCAAACACGCTTATCTGGTGTAATATATTTTTTCATAATATAAGTTTACCACTCATTTCAGTCAACTGCCATTTCATATTTATAAAAATGTTAATATATTTTTATTGTGTACGATACACCCCTAAAAACAAAACGGACATTTAGGATAGACCGCACATATTAAGCGTGATTGTGATGTATCTCACATAGATTTAGAAAGATTTATTCCGACACGCCCGAGAATAGGGGTCTAAATGTCAGTCCCCCGTGTTAGGATTATAGTATAAAGAAAGTAAGAAACTCTTACTAAGAAAGGTGGTTCATAATGGACTACAACGATTACTATGACGATATCTATCTAGAGATATATGAGGAGTTTGGTGCTGACTCAGTATCTAACCCCGCCTATGCTGAGCAATTGGCTAAGGATAAGGGTGTGAGGTAACTCACACTCTATTAGCCCCGCCCTACGGCGTGTCGCCTTGATAATGTCAGCCCTATCGGCTACAATAACGACATACAACTAAATAAGAATTAGAGCGTGAGCCTAGCAAATAATCCGAAAGGTGAGCCTAGCAAATAACCGCTCAACACATAACTAACTACTAACGAAAGAAGAACAGATAATGACTATCACATACTCACTATGGCAAGGCTCTAATCTACTAAGCGTAGATAACACCGCTAAGAATAGCGCAGAACTATTAGCAGTAATGTCAGAATTAGAAAAACTAGGTAAAGGTTTTACCTACAATGTAAGAAAAGTAGAGGTAAAGAACTAATGTCATACGCATACTCATACAATACTAACTCAATAAATAAATACGAGTCTATCCAATCAGATGTATCAGACGCATACGCATACCTTGATGAAGAAGAAACAGAGCAACCCCCTGTTGATGATTTTGATGATGTAGATGATGAAGAATTAGCAAAAGTATTCGCACTAAGTTGGGATAACTAATAATGACACTAGAACTAAATGGATACGGATTAGAACTAGACACTAACTGGTGCTATGTAGCACTATCTTGGCAACTACTAATTGTAGGTTGGTCTATTGCGTTAGGTGTTATTATCTATAAGAGAAAGAAGCGTAAGTAATGACTACTAATCGCCTACTAACTACCGCCGTGCAGATCGGTATCGGAATACCTACCCTGCTAATGCTGCGCCTAGTAATCCGTGACATAATTCATAATAAATTAGACTAACGCTACGGCGTGTCGGCTTGACAAAATCAAGCTGGCCCGCAAAGGCACGGGGTCGGGCGTGTCGTTACGCTACCTGTGGATAACCCCTGGAATTTTGTGAGATTTATCACATAAAAAGATTTATGAAAACACGGCGTGTCGATTGGATAATGTCGGTGCGATACGCTATAATTCCTACTATAACAACAACGAAAGAAGGTCAGAAATGAACCTAGAAGAATACAAGGCGCATGTAGAGGCGCAACGCAAGGCAAGCCTTCTAAAGGCTATCGCAACAATGTCGGAGGCTAATGATAAAATGTCCTCTCTATTCAATACTAAGGAGGCAGACTAATGGGTTATGTAGAAATCTTTCGCATAGATGAGGAAGGTGCTGGCTGGGTAGATTTATCCGAGGCAACACCAGATGAATTGCTAGATTTAGAAATCGGTTTATTTCAGGAAGGTGCGCTCTAATGAAAAAATACACATTCGGCGTTTGGCTAGACATAGATGCAGAAGATGAAGACCAAGCGTTATCTTTATTTGATGATGTAATTAAAAATAACTGGGTTTCAGACTCTTATTGTTTTGAATGGAAAGAGGTTGCAGATGAAATCGCAATTTGAAAAAGATTTAGAAATAAAAGAAAGTTTTATAGATTTACTTAATGATGTTTATCCTACTGTAAAAATTGGTTACTCTACTTTTACACCCGCCGAGATTTTGGAATGTTGTGATCCTGTTGCTTTTGCAATCGGATTAGTTGAACACGAAGATTATTTAGCAGAAATGGAAAACGAATAAATGGATGACCTAACTTATTGCGAAGAATGTTTAGAAAATCTAGATGAAGATTTATTTGATTACCGATTTGAGCGCCCCGTATGTTTAGAATGTGCTCAAGAATTACAACTAACGCCAGATGTAAAAGAGGGAGAATACTAAAATGGATTTATTCGGATTTGAAAAAACAATTCAATTAGATCATCTTAGCGATGAGCAAATAAATCAGCTTGAGGAAATTCTAAAAGATTTTCAATAACTAGCGGCGTGTCGACTTGATAAAGTTGATCCGCCCCCATAAGCACGGGGTCGGGCGTGTCGTTATGAAAGAGTTATAAAAACCCTGGAATTTTACGGCGTGTCGATTTGACAGACAAAACGGACATTTTTATGTGATTAGTATCACACCGCTTGAGCGTCTCAATATTTGGATTTACTGGCTAGTAATGTGAAAATGTCGGTGGGTTCGTGTATAATTCCATACATAACAACAAACGAAAGAAGGTCTGCCAATGGCTACCAAACTCTACACAATCGAAAGCCTACTCGTAGGACAAAACTACCGCTCACGCAATCGCCACTTTTCTGGCGAAATTGTATCCGCCCGACCTGCTCACCCAGCAATTTGGTATGGCGATAAAATCGAAGCATTTCTAATCGAAGTAAATGCTGGCGGTCTGCGAAATAAATTCGCAACTGTTGCCGTAAAGGTGGGTGAATAATTTGACCGCCGTAATTGACCAAAACGAATTCTACTGGATTTGGGATTACACTTTTATGTGTTGCGATGAAAGTCAATTTCGCTACCAATGTAAAGCGCATAGCGAACTTATGGGTTGCTACTTTTGCGAATTTGATTACTCTAATGATTGCGAGGAACAACACTAATGATTAACTCAGTAATGCGTATAGATTGCTCAGAGTGTAATTCAACTGGACTAATCTTTTTTGGAGATAACAATAATTTTGATGTCGAAACTTGCGATTGCGATTTTGGCAAAGAGCAAGACTCATTTTTTAACTAACGAAAGGGAAACTAATGTATAAAATAACTGTTGCCTATGATGAGCAACCCGCTCACGCAACTTTCTCCTATGGAGATGAACTACAAGCACACACCGAATTTGCTAAGTATGTGGATTGGGGATTTGCTGATAAATTTGCTACTGTAAATCTTTATACACCTAGCGGAAAATGCTACACAAAATTATTTTATCGTGAAGGCAGAAAGGTTGTAATAAAATGATGACTCGTAAAGATTATGTCGCAACTGCAGAAATTCTAAAGTATGCTAGCAATAAAATTCACCCCGCTGTATTTTCTAAAATCGTAAATGATTTCGCTGAAATGTTTGCGATTGATAATGAACGATTTGATGTAAAACGATTTCACGAAGCGAGTGGGTATCATGTTCCTAACTTCACTTCAAGATAAAGTAAAGCGAATTCAGGAATTGCGTCGCAGTAATGCGGCGCAACCTGTTCGCAATAAAAAGAAATACACACGCAAGATCAAACATAAAAATAAATTTGACAATTAGCCAGCTGGCCCACAAAGGCACGGGGTCGGGCGTGTCGTTACGGGTGTGATCAAAATCACCTGGAAAAGCTGGGCTAGAATTAGATTATGTCAGTCAATTCTGCTATACTTGCCATTCAACCAACGATTGAGGTCCAATGAAACTAAAGCGCTCTAATGATAGAAAGGTGGCTAACCTTGTCACAAAAAATGGAAAGCAAGCCGCAATTGCTAACACGTTCGGATTACCTGCTGGAAAGAATTATTCTTGTCCTGGCGCAACGTCTATTTGCGAGAGTGTCTGCTATGCGGGAAAACTAGAAAAGTTATTCCCTGGTGTAAAAACTAATCTGTTACACAATTGGGCCCTACTAAAGGACGCCGATAGCAATACTATGGTCTCTCTTCTAAATGAAATGATTATGGAATTCGTTGCCGATTGTAATAAGAAAGACGCTCCTAAGTTATTCCGTATCCACTGGGACGGCGACTTTTTCAATGATACTTACACTTATGCCTGGAAGACTGTTATCGAAAATCATCCCGACATTCAATTTTGGGTTTACACACGTGTGAAGGCTGCAGCGCTTATTTTGAAAGATGTATCTAATCTCTCACTGTATTATTCTACCGATGATGATAATAAAGAAATCGGCCACGAACTAAAAGTAAATGAAGGTATTCGACTTGCCTACCTAGGAAAGACATTCGCCGTAACCGAAAGTACAATGAAAGAATTGACTGGCAAGCCTGGTGCTAAGTGTCCTGAGAATATGAAAAGCATTCCACTGATTAGCAATGCAGGGTCCGCCTGCGTATCGTGTGGACTGTGTGTCTACGGTAAAGCGGATATTAGATTTTCTGCGAGTAAAAAATAATGTATGACGTAATTGGATCTTTGATCGGAATCATATTAATTTGTTTCTTGTGCTCACCAATTGTGCTAGCAATATATATGTGGAGGGGAATGAAAATTGACAATGACCATGACGGTAAAGATGATGTGCCCTATCGTTGGGAGAAAAAATAACGGTGTGTCGAGTTGACAATTGTCAGCTCGGCCCCTATATGTAGGGGGTTATCCACAGGCTTACGGCAGTTATCCACAACCCCTGGAATTGTGAGAAATATCACAAAAGCTGCGACACGCCGAGGATGGATTAGGTAATGTCAGTGGGTTATGCTAAAATACTCTTATCCAACAACGAAAGGTAAGTTATGTCTAATCTAATGAAGGTTCCACACACAGTTGTATTCGAGGCAATTATTGACTTGGATAAAATTCCCGCTAATTTACTACCTACGCTAATTGCTCTTGACCAAAAGTCTATTGAGCAAATGTGCAAGGAAGCAACACTACACGCACTTGGTATGTCTAATGTATTACCACTTGCTAATGAAAATAACACTTGGGCTGAAGTAACTATTGCAGAAAGTAACTAATGAACCACTACGATTTTATGACTAAACTAACAAAGATTGCTCCCAACGCTTCCGATGATGTAGATAACTATGGACAGGTAATTATCTATACTCACCTAAAATACAACGATGAAACGGGAGAGTATGAAGAAATGTCCGAGAAAGATTTTGAAGATGAGGAGAATAACTAATGGGATACAACACAGCGTTAGATTTTGCAGAATTAGATTTAGAACAAGGTATTGCTTATCACTTACAGGGTAATCATTACCCGCCCGTTCCGCTATCTATGGTGCAACCTTGCATAGATGCTATTGACGCATTCTATGAGGAAGATACAGATAGACTAATTGAAATGCCTAAAGGCGTATCGTATAAAGGAAATACACACGCACCCGCTTGGGCTATCATAGAACAACACCACCTAGACGCTTGGCTACCTGAGAGCGAATACTAAGATCAGAATTAGGCGTGTGAGATAACTCACACGCTTGAAATCTCAAATAATGAGATAGGGCTAGACTAATGTCAGACCCCAATGCTATACTACTACCCTACACAGAAAAGAGGCAAAAATGACAATAGAAGGCAAACTCTATCAGATTGGTGATTTATTCACTACTCTAAAGTCAAAAAGAACAGGTGTTATCAAAGAGATACACCCACAAGCATCTGGCTCGGTGCGTGTCTTGCTAGAAATGCCTAGCAAAGAAACTCGCTGGACTTCAGTATCTGCTAAGACCCTTCTAGGCGCATAACCTAGAACGAAACAGGGACAGTTTTGAGAGTATCTAGTCCAATGTCGTAAGTAAGAACTCTCCACCTTCGGGTGGAAATGTCAGACCCCCCTGCTATACTATCCATAACAACAACCAACCAACGAAAGGCAACAAATGTCAAGACAAATCACAGTAAAGGTCGCAACGACCAAAGTAATCAAGGCACTAGAAACTCGTCTAGCAACACTAGAAAAAGACTATGCTACGCAAGGCGCAAATGAAGCAAAGTATCAAAAGGCAGTAGAAGCGTGGCGCAAGGAAATTGGTAAGTGGGCTATTGCCAACTTCTCAAAGGCTGAAAACCTACGCACAAACTATCGCTCTTGGAACAACACTCTCAATGTTGATTTTGACATCATCACAAAGGAAGGCAACTTCCCTGCTGAACCTGAAAAGGATTTTGAGGTTATTCATCAGCACAGTTATCGTGAGATGAAAGAGGACATCACAAATGCTCTCACAATTCTCAAAATGACAGATGAGGAAACAGTAAATGCTTCTACAATGAAGCAAATTGCTAAGTATCTCTAAATAATTTGGGGGGCAGAACTAAAGTCCTGAACCCAAACGACCTGAGTATGTCGCCAAACTACTCACCCTTCGGGGTAACTTCTAACAAAGGCAATACAATGGCAAATCGTTTCAGAGTAGAAATCTACGACGCAAACAAAGCAAATGACATCACGATTTATTCAGATCAAGGTGTTGATAAAGAATATCTAATTGAATTAGTATTCAGTAACATCAAAAACTTTAGCGGAAAGATTAACGCTTATGTTTTTGATAATGTGAAGAAAAAGAAAACAACTGCAATGTTTCTTGATGAGAGCACAGTTGAATTTAATAAAAACATAATTCGAAATGCAACTAAGGTAGGGTTGGGGAGTTAATCCCCAGCTCGGCCCCTGCTTTTGAGGGGTTATCCACAGCGTTACGACAACCTGTGGAAAACCCTGAAAATTTGTGAGAATGATCACACCGCACAATTCGGACAAATGACTATCTAATCTAGACAATGTCAGTGCCACCTGTTATACTTACAACTAATCAAACGAAAGGTAAAAAATAATGGCTCATAATCTAGAAATGGAAAACGGCGAAGTTGCTTTCGCTCTCCGTGGCGCACCTGCTTGGCACAATCTAGCAAATCGCATCTTCACAAAAGATGAGGAAGTTACAACTAGTCTAATGCTTGAAGAAGCAAAATTGGCTAATTGGAATGTTCGTCTATCTCCAATCACCGAACACATTCCAGAATCTTGGAATGATGTATCTACCGCATCTCTTGTCATTCGTGATAACCCATTCAACAAGGGTGTAGATGTTCTCGCAACTGTTGGCAAGCGTTACAAGCCTGTGCAGAATGAAGAACTATTCGCATTCGCTGATGCAATTCACGATGCCAATGCTGATTGCCGTTGGGAATCTGCTGGCTCATTGAAAAAGGGTAAAGTAGTTTTCGGAACTGTGGACATTCCACGCACAATGGTTCTTGACCCACAAGGCGCTAACGATGAGACAAAACTTTATCTCATTGTATGGACTTCACACGATGGTTCTGTTGCTGTTCAAGCAGCCGTTACACCTGTTCGTGTTGTATGCCAAAACACACTAAACCTTGCAATGAAGAATGCTAAGCAATCTTTCAAGATTCGCCACACGCAATCTGTTGAAGGTCGCATTCAAGTTGCTCGTGAAACTCTTGGGCTTGCTCTTGGATACTTTGATGAGTTTGAAGTTGAAGCAAAGGCGCTTTACTCTCAGGCAATTACTGATGCTGAATTCTCTAAGTTGATTCAGACAATTTATCCTAAGCCTGAAAAAGATGCTAAGGGTGCAATCAAGAAGTGGGAAAACAAAGTTGTCCTGCTTGACGATTTGTATCATAACTCACCAACCAATGCTAACATCA